CTCTTATAAATTTATTCAATTCAAAGGACCTAAAGGGGATTACTACTTGGTCCTTTATTTCAGAACCATCTTTCCAAAACACATCATCTTCAAATTTACTCATGACCTTTATTTTATTATTATACCCTAAATATACGAAGACTAAATCGGGGAACCAAATGATTCCCCGTTTTTCTTGTGTTTTTCTTTTCGAAAATATTTCTTTTTATTACGATATGGTTCAGGTACTTTTAAAGCATCAAACCATTCATGTTGGGTAAGTTTAGTATGTTTTAGTTTCCCCATCATCTTGATTTTTTGTGAATTTATTTATATAATCCTTTAAATTCATTGTTTTACCATCTCTCCGGGTTAAAGTTAAAGTAGGGTCTACTTCAATTTCATCTTTTTTTACTATATCATAATGTTCCCCACTATTACCATTTTGGCCTATAATTTCCATTCTTTTTTCTGCTGCTTCCCAATCTTTAATTTTTTCTAGTTTATTTAAATTTTCCATAAATTCATCTTGGGTTTTTATTTCTTCAGCATCTTTAACTTCAATATCTTCTAAATTATCCCATTCTGAAAATTTATCTTCAATTTTTTCCCCATATAAATTTTCCTTATATTTCTTTTTAGGGTAAGCTTTTTCAAAAGCAAAGTTAGCTGCTATTACAAGAGATATTGCTAGAGGGTCAAATACGAATATTATAATAAGTAGTAATACATTTATAATTTTATCCATAGAAGTACCCGTTAAACTCGATAGATACTGCAATGGTCCTAGTTCACCAGCTACTTCGGTGTTATTATCAAGTTCTAGTACTTGTAATTGAAATTTTTGGAGGCTATCTGAAGCTACTATTCTTTTTTGTTGCGCCAATTTGCGATTTTCCTCCTCAATATTAATTCTATTCTGCGCCATTCTAAGCTCAGTTGTGGAGATGGTTTGTCTAAAGCCGCCAGATACCGTGGTGTCTCGTATTTGGATGGACGAAGCTTTTGCATTAGATAAAGTACTAATATTACTAGATATTCTTTCAATTTCTGTATCATATCGATTTACATCATTTTGGTAAAAATCAATTTTTTGTTGAATAAAACCTTTTTGATTTTCTACTACTGAGAGTTTAGAGTAGGTTTCTTGATAAGCAGCACTTAAAAACCCATAAATACCCATACTAGTAATTAATACTAATATAATAGTTGCTATAGATAAATAGGTACGTAATGTTTTGTTGATTGTATCCCAATATTGGTATAAAAGTGAAGCTGTAATTAATTTAGCGAATTCTAAAGAACCAGCCATTATAATAACTTCTAAACTTGCTCCTGCAAAGAGTTTGCTTAAGCCACTAACTGAATAGAAAGCGGCCGAAGCTGAAACTGACAGGGCAGAAAATCCGATTAGGAATGGAAACATTCCTTGTTTTATTTTACCTAGTACCCCCATAGTATTCTGTTGCGTGTCCTTCATTAATTAAAGTCTTGTTTATATCTATATCTTCTACAAATATAGTACCTAAACATCTACCATATTTTCCAACCCCATGAGATTGTAAAATAAAATCACCATTTCCTAATAATTCAATTAATCTTGCTTTAGCCGCTAGCCCTAATTTTTTTTCTTCTAAATCTCGTGTGCGGGATTCAGGGGCATTCATACCCATCATTCGAATTCTTACCTTTTTCCAAGTATCAAATCCTAAGTCTACAAGAGCATCAATGGTATCCCCATCAACAACCCTATCTAATTTTGCGTTGTATCTATACATGGTGATAAATATAGTAAAAAAAGATAGCTAAGACAACCTATTCTCTAATTCCCTTATGCTTATCAATAGAGTCTAGTATTTTATTTAAAACAGACGTTTTAATAAACCCAGCCATTGATGCATTTTTAATAGTGCTTATTAATTGGAATATTACTAAGGGCATAAGCATAGTTTCACTTAACCACCCAGCTCCGGGGATGCTTTTTTCTATTACTAATATTAGGGTTAACATAATAATCCAAAATATTAGAGTTCTTATAATTTTGATTGCTTTGTAAGTTTTAAATCCTTCTCTTTTAATTCCAGCAATTATACCAAAAAATCCATCAGCAAATACTAAAGTAGTAATTGCTAAGTATTGTTCTGCATTTTGCATTGTGAGTTCCATAAAGTAGGAACATATAAATCCTATTGACATACTTGTAAGGGCTATAATTGCTTGTGTTGTTTTCATTTTTAGACTAAATCTTTTGATTCTATTAATGTATATGTAAATGAATTACCATATAAATCTTTAGCTTTATAAGCTAAATCCATTAATTGGTTAAAATCTGATTCTTTGGAAAATACCTGACAACCAGCTGACCACTTATCTATTTGAGTGGATCCATTTATTCTTGAACCTGCTTTATGAATATTAATTCCAAAAATACCTTCATGGATATTTTCTTCTAACATATCATATTTACTATCTTTATTATTATCACGATAAACTTTTACAGGTTTTTTCTGACATAAAGCTTCATACTTACCTTGATGTTTTCTTATCTCATGTGAGCTTCTATATTGGTTAGGAACCAAAATGGCTACACCATCTTTATTTAGTAAATTCTTTTCCCAATGTGAGCCAGGATCCGTTGTAGCTGAAAAACAATGGAATTTTTCTTCTCCATCTATATTATAAGATACTGTAATACAATCGTCAAATTTATTTGTAACTTTACCGTGAGTTTCGGAGTTTCTAACCCCAACAATATTTAAATTGTAGTTACCACTTTCGAACCATTTATATCCTTTCGATTCTACCGCGCATTTAATTTCTTCTCTTGTATAACAGCTCATAATTAACTACATTTATTTTTTATCTTACTGTACAATTCATCTGCATATCCTGCTGGGTCTTCGATGTGTGCTTTGGTAGATTCCATTTTACCTATTAGGCAATTTTTAAAATGCTTACCGCTTTTACCTTTTAGTAAAGTTTCTATGGCGCATGCTTTCATCCATGTTCTTGGATCATTACCTTGAACTGAGGACTTTACTTCATTAATTGCTAATAAACAACTTACCGGATCTGCCATAATTTAAAATTTACTTTCTTGTTTTAATTCGTCAATTGCCTCTTGTATTTCTTCTACTGATTGTCTAATAGAGAAATCTAATCCAGCTTTAAAGTGTTTTTCATCATACCCATCTTTAAATATAATAATGTGTGGGATAGTTCTAACTTTATGATTTTTCTTTGCCTTTGGTGATTTAGCTATATCGCATCTGTAATACTTTATTCCTTTTAACTTATCCCAATCTGCAAAAGCATTATCATCATTAAAAGAAGCCCAAAATTCTACTACTACTATTGATATTCCATCATCATTAAATGCTGATCTACCCTCAATTGTTTTTTCAAAATTATCATCTGTAATGACAGTTTGAGAAAAACTATTAAAACTAATGAATAACAATATAATTAATAGTAACTTTTTCATATTTTTATTTTCTCATTTGTAGTTCGTAAAGGCGCTCGTCAATTTTCTTTAACTGTTCCTTTATTTCTTCTACATCACCTTGGGTATTGATGATAGCGTCTCTAATGGCTTCATCTTTCATTTGGAATTCAATCCTTTGTACTTCTGGTTCTGGAAGCCCTTTAGCTTCCTCAATATCAGCTTGTAGGGCAAACCACATACCTATTAAAGAAGATAGACCTACTACTAATAAACCAATTGTTTTTAGATCTAGTGTTATTTTAGTATCTTCTCCTATTTGTTTTGCCATTTTTTTTAATTTAGTAAATAGGCGTAGGGTGTTGCAGTAACATCTTGTCCTATTGGATAATTTTCTAATTTTGCTTTTACTGTATAAAATGCTTGTTGATAAGGATTCCAAAATTCACCTTCAGCCTCTAAACATATAAGACCATCATGTACATCAGCAACTGTAGTATATGCATATACTATGTAATCTTGATCTCCTGGAATTTCTAATTGTGTTGATTTTGAATCTATAATTGGGTTTTGATACAGACCTATATCTAATAATTGCCCATTATCTAAACCATCAATATCTTTCAATATTACTGCAAAATGCTCAACATCTAATCTTGGATCTCCTTCATCTCTTTGAAGATATAGAACAAAAAGTTTAGTTATAACCCCATTTTCTTCTTTTATACCTCCATAAGTATTTACTACTCTGTAAAATTCAAATGGGTCTACACTGTTACCATTAAGTTCTAATTCAAATATTGGTTCTAATATTGCATGGTGATCTTCATTTTTATCACACCCTAGGAATAATCCTAAAAATAAAGTTATTAATAATAATTTTTTCATGTTTATCTAAATGTATAGTTAATCCCAAAAGTTGATTGATATAACTCACTATCCCACATTTTAGCATATTCACCTTCGATAAATACACCTAAATGTCTGGAGAGTTTCCATCCTAAACTGATACCTGCTGAATAGTCGATCCATTGTTCACCTTCTCCCATTGCATGATCTTCCATATGTCCTCCTTTACCCCATCCATTTCTATGTAAGTATGAATATTCTTCATCTCCTTTAATATATTTGTGTGCAGGTAAAATTAGGTTACCATAAGCATGTAACCAAAAATTTCTTTTATAATGATAAAAATCAAAACCAACAATAGGGGCTATTTCTATCCACGGATCTAATTGGCTCCATTTTTCTCCATTATATCGGTTCATTAACCTAGTAAAATAGGTATCTCTAAATTCTAAATCTGAATCAGCTACTCTATCTCCTTCTGGGTTTAGCCAATACCAATCATTCCTTACTATTTCTTCTCCTGTAATAGGATTAATACTTGTTTCAGTATAGGGTACATCCTGGTAGCCATATTCATATCCTAAAGTATACCATGGGTTAGATGGGAACATATTCCCATTTTCATCCATTTCCATTTCATTTAACCATATTTCTATAGGATTATACCCATATGCTCTATCATGACCTCTAGCAATAGCTCCTGCAGATATAGAAAACTTTTTACCTATTGGCAATCTAGCTCTAAGTTCTGCTGAATTATAATTTAAATTTATTTTTTGTACTTCTCTACTTTGTACTTTTAGTATATGGTATCTACCAGTATGTTTTATGAATATATTATGGTTTCTAAATTCTCTACCCATCCATCTTTCTTTTTCCCAATGGAGTTGGTATTCTAATCCTTGGATAGCTGAGGTAGGAGCAGAAAATACTAATTGGCTTTCTGTGCCATCATAAAAGTTTTTAGGTTTTCTTTCATAGTCGAATCTAGCTAATTTTCTAATCCCAATACCTATTCTATAATCAAATGGGTAATCTGGAGTATTATCTTCTACTCTGGGTATATCGTATAATGTACCTCCTTCGCCTGTTCTTACGAAATAAGTAGGTTCTGCTGCTTCAATTGAATTTGAAATGTCTCCGGCAGCATAAATTGTCCCATATTGAAGAAAATCTTTGTATAAAGATTGTAAAAATTTTGGTTTTTCTTCTTGACTAAATGTTGGGATTGAAATTAAAATTGATAATACAAATAGTATCTTTTTCATATTTTTATTCTTTTTTTCCGAATATCTTTCCGGCTTCAGCGATCCCAAAACTCCCTAGTGTAATATATAAAAATGAATCATAAATAAATTCATTAATTACTAAATCTTTTCCAAGGTATCCTGTTGCTAAGTCAACAACAGCAAATATTACCATTACAGCAAAGGATAAAAACCCAACTACGGATTTTTCATTGATGTCGTTTTCGTCTTTAAATATATCTTTAAAAGCCATCCATTTATTCTTTAAATAATTTAACATAATAATAACATTTTTAGATGAAAACTACATTTGTTGATACATATAAAAAAAAGAGACACTAATGTGTCTCTCTTATAATTACTTTTAAATGGGAATTGTTGAAAGTCCATTATCCGTCACAACTAATACAATCGGCCATTCTAGATCCTAAATCTCCTTTAATAACACTATCTGTTCTTAAATAATAAAATGTTTTAATACCTAATTTCCAACCCTCTAAATGTACTTGATTAATCCATTTTGGTGAGTCATTTACATCAAAGGATAGATTTAAAGATTGGGTTTGATCAATATAACGTTGTCTAATGGCAGCTTGTCTAACTAATTCTAATTGATTAATTTCAGGGAATGTTAAAAATAATTCCTTTTCTTCAGGTGTTAGAATATGATCAGGTAAACCTTGTGCTGAACCATCTTGGGTTAACATTTGATCCCACCATTTATCTTTATCTTCATTTTTAGATATTAAAATTTCTTGTAATACCTTATTCTTTCTAATAAAAGTACCTTTGGCACCATTAAAAGTATAAATATTTGCAGGTAATGGTTCAATACCTGCACTAATACCTCCAGTAATTACAGAATTAGATACGGTAGGAGCAACAGCTAATAAGTGTGTATTTCTCATACCTGTTCCTCTACACCATAATGGTTCTCCATATTCTAAAGCTAAAGCCATAGACGCTTTTTCTGCTTTTTGTCTGATATCTGAGAATATATTATGGGTGTGGGCTGTGGATGCTATTGAGTTAAATGGTAATCCTTTTTGTTGTAAAAATGAATGCCAACCCATTACACCTAAACCTAATGCTCTACCTTTTCGGGCATGGGCATGTGTTCTTTTTAATGAATCCTTACCATTTGATTTATCAATAAATTCTTGCATTACACCATCTAAAAACCAAGTAGCTAACTCTACAGTATCTGTATCTTTCCATTCATCATACTTAGCTAAATTTAAAGATGATAAACAACAAATAAATGAATGTTCCTCATCTGTAAATAAAGTAATTTCAGAGCAAATATTAGTCATACTTACATTAAGGTTATTTAACCTGTAAGCAATAGGGTTATCTTTGTTGACATTATCTTTATACATGATATAAGGTTCTCCTGTCTCCATCCTTGATTTTAAAACAGTAGCCCATTTATTCATAGCTTCAGGATCTCTTGCCTCTAATTTTCTCATAAAAGAATCTCCTACAACAACACATTGGTGTAGGTTAAGACACTGTCTATTAGGATCTCCTTTAGGTCTACGGATTTGTAAAAATTCATCTATATCCCCATGTTCTATATCTAGATTAACTGAAGCTGCTCCTCTACGAACATTTCCTTGGTTAGTTGCAATAATAGATGAATCAAATATTTTAGCCCATGGTACTACACCTTCACTTTTACCATTTCCTGTAATTTCCTCTCCACGTTCTCTAATGCGAGATAATGAGATACCTACACCACCACCGGATGCTGTTAATTTCATTAGTTCTGCGTTAGTTAAACCGATTCCACGTATTGAATCAGGTGTATCAACACCAAAGCATGAGATTGGTAAGCCACGATCTGTTCCCATATTTGATAATACAGGTGATGCTAAACCTAACCAACCATTCCACATTATTTTAAAGAACTTATTTGCTAATTCTGGTTTTTTAAGTCTATTAGCTGAAGCATTTGCTACTCTTCTGAATGCTGTTTTAACTGTTTCTCCAGGTAGTAAGTATCCCTTGCTAATGGTAGCTAAAGAAATTTCATCCATGTAAGAAGGATAATCTTTGCCTTCTACCCAATTTGTATAATCTGCTTGTAATGCGTTGTTTTCCATATTTTAAAATAAACTATTTGCGTCCCAATTTTGGACTCCTTTACTATAATTTGTTACCCGGTTTGCGAAGAAATCGGTGTGTTGTTTACCACCTGATAAGCTATCAAACCATTTCATTCTTTTTACTGCTTCTTGGTCTATACCATTCACAATTGATTCATATCCTAAATCACTCATTTTAGTGTTTACTCTATGTTTAATGAAAGATACTAAATCATATTTAGGACAACCTTTTAAATCACCCATTTCATAAACTTTATCAATAAAATCTAATTCTAATTTTAAAGATAGTTTAGCAGCTTCTTCAATATCTGCTTTTAATTCAGGGGTATTAAACTCAGGATGTTCCTGTAGTAATGTTCTAAATAACCAACACCCTGCTTCTGAATGTAATGATTCATCTCTAATACTCCACTCTACGATTTGGCCTACCCCTTTTAATTTATTATCTAATTTAAATGAAAGTAAAACAGCAAAAGAAGAAAATAAATTAACTCCTTCTGTGAATGCAGAAAAGATAGCTAATGATTTGGCTCTTTCATGCCAGTTTGGGGTACCATCATGAGAATCTCTTACAGTAGTTAAAGCTTCAATTTTAGCCATTGTAGCTTCATCTTCTAAAAATTCACTAAAATCATCTAATCCTAGTTCTTCATTTAATAAAGAATAAGCTTCGGCATGAATTGTTTCAAAAGCTCCAAATGTAACCGCCATTTTAATAATTTCTGGTTTTCTAAACCATTTTGTAACTAAAGATGACCAATAGTCATTTACTACAGTTTCTGTTTGAGCAAACCCTTTTAAGATTGAACCAATAATATTTTTTTCTGTTTCTGTAAGGTTTTGTTTCCAATCATTTACATCAGACATCATAGGAACTTCTGTGTGCAACCAATGTGCCTGTTGTTGTTTTAACCAATAATTTGATGCTTCTTGATATTCAAAGGGTTTATAAACGATACGTTCTTTTAATAATGAGGTTTTTGCCATTTTGTTTTTTTAGATTTATTTATACTTTATCAAAACCGAATACTTCATCCTTTACTTCATTAAGTTTAGAATGCATTAATTTTTTATGTTGGGAATCAACATCAATATCATAACTATTAGATTTAGTACTTGGGGCCCAAGTACTTTCTTCATCAATATTTGCATTATATTCACCATGAACTTCAAAATGACCAGTAGAAGTATCGGCTTTTGCTGAAAAAGTAAGCCCATCCATACCGTATCGGTTTTTCATAATGTGTAATCTAGCTGTATTATTTACTTTATCTTCTTTTTTACGAGAAAGAGACATACAGAAATCAGTGATCATTAATTTATCATAGGATCCTGCTGCTTTATCTCCTTCAATTACATCGTCTTTGGCTCCTGCTCTATTCACTTGAGAAACGGACCAAATAGGTATATCTAATTGTTTAGCTAAACCTTTAGTGCTTTGATAAATATCATCAATTTCATCCTTACGTTCACGGTTTGTTTTTCTTGATGAAAGAAGATCAACATAATCTATAATTACAAGGTCAGGTTTAAAACCCATTCCAGTACATTTTGATATATGTGATTCAATTGTTGATATAGTTGCGCGCCCTGTTGGGTATTCTTTAATAATTAATTTACCAGGTAATTGGGGTACAATTTCTTCTACTTTTTCTTTATTTGCCTCTAAGTGTCTAACATCAATTTTAGTAAAGAAAGCATCATATCTCTTACCTACATATTCTTCTCCTAATTCTAAAGTATAATGTAAAACATTATACCCCATTCTAACTGCTATCCCTCCTAATGATACTAATGACCAAGATTTACCACCTCCTGGATTACCAAATATAAGACCAAAGTCTCCATTTCCAAGTCCACCTTGTAATAAGTCATTAATTTTATCCCAAGGTGTAGGTATAACACTTCTTGAACTTTCTCTATACCTTTCTTCAATATCTTTAATATATTCATGTCCTACATTTTTATCTTGTCCTGCTTTTAGAGCATTATCAACTAAAGATCTAATCCCATCAAAATCACCAGCTTTTAATAAATCAACTGAAGTCATTAATGCTCTTTTTAATTGTTGGTTTCTACAAAAATTAGTAAATTCTTCTTTTACATATTCTAAATCATCATCAGATGAAACATAAGCAATTTTTAATTGTTCTTTACATGATATTTGTAATACTTCATTATCTAATTTTTGTAATTCTACTTTTAGAGTATCTAATGAAGGTGTAGTATGATATTTATCATAATACTTTAGTATTTCTTTTATAGCCCATTTATGTGCACTATTTTCAAAATATTCTTCAGATATAATATCATGGATATTAACTAAAAAATCCTTATGTGTTAATAATGATGATAGAACCTTAACTTGAAAGTCATGTCCGTATTGCTGAAGTGTTTTGAGTGTCATTAATCTTTGTAACCTTTAAATTGTGAAAATATATCTTGTATCCAGTATTCTAAATTTCTAATCATTCCTCCTAATTGGTCTTCATTATAAAACTGGATAAATAAATCAGATTGTAATTCTGGGAAGTCTTCTATTATTAAATTATCTATATGTTCCTTCCCCTTATCATCTATCATAGGAGTACTTAAATCCATAACTTTATAATTAGTTTCAATTCTATCCTGTTCCTGAACTATCCGTGAATATACAATATGTTCTTTAAATTTCCTAGCAGATATATCGAAAATATCTTGAAGTGTTAGTTCTTCTGTTTTTAATTCGGGGAATTTTTTAAATATTCCTTTAGCACCTAAACCTTTAATTCCTTTAATATTATCTGAATTATCCCCTAATAATGCTTTATGGAGAATAAAATTATGGGGTAATAAACCAAATTTTTCTTCTACAACCTTAGGAGTGTAATATAATTTTTCCATTGGTCTATATACAATAATCTTATCAGTTACCAATTGTAAAAAATCCTTATCACTAGATACTATAAAACAAGTAGAATTATGTTTTTCTACTAATTTTTCAGCTAACACAGCTATAATATCATCTGCTTCCACTTTATCTAATATGGTGGTCTTAACAGGTAATAACTTTAAATATTGTATTATACGTACAATTTGATCGATTTTTGAGTCGTGTTCTTCCTCAATATTATCAAATGCCTCCCAATTTGTAACTCGTTGTAAATTCCTGGTTCCTTTGTATTCGGAGAGCAAGTTCTTTCGGTTGACTGTTGAACCTGCTCCATCGAATACTACATAAACAGAAGTTGGATTTGTTTGTCTAATCATGGCACCCAAAGAACGGAAGAAACCACCTAACCCCCCAATATGAACCCCATCAGGGTTAACCATATTCATCATAGCAAAGTTTCTAAAAAACAAATTTAAACCATCTAGGATTAATACCCTATCATGTTTTTTTAAAGGAGTTTCTTCCCCTTGCTCTTGGACTGTATCCAAGAGCTTAAATAATTCTTTGTGTTTCATGTTTTATTTTTAAATATCCTGTTCGTCGAAAAGTACAGGTGTTACGTCTTCTTGGTCTTCTATAATTTCAAATTGTCCTCCCCCTAGAATTTTAGACCATTCATCAGCATGAGCCTTTTTATACTCATTTTTATCCTTGTCAGTATCTTCAATAAAACCATGGTTTGTCATAACAATTTTACCTCTTGATTGCATACCATTAACATGGTTTTTATCAATTTGTAAGTTTGTTCTTTTACCCCATTCTACCTGCATACCACCTTTAATTGCTTTGATTTTAGATGTTCCAGCATTTGAAATATTACCAAATGTAACTACAAATGTTGCATCATACCACATAGCCATTCCCCCTTTATTCATCATTTTAGGTTGACCCATAGGTGATTCTGCTTTTGCTGTCCAAACTTTATTAACTGCAATTAGAGTATTAGTATAAGGTGATGATTCTTTACGGGACATTACAATACTTTGGTTTACTGTATTACCAAATTGAGTTGACATTGCTCCTGCATTCCACTCATTATTGTTTTTTAGTTTTTCAACTGACATTGCGCAAGGGATAGATCCGATTGAATCCCAAAAGAATGCTAAATCATAAGGTAAGTTACCTTTTTTCTGCTCATTCTGTAAATCCATAATAAAGGCAGCTACATCTTCAATTGTATGTAAAGTCTCTCTATCAACATAGATAAAATTACCTTCATAATCTACAACATTCCCTTCATCATCCTTGATTAAATTTACTTGTAACCCCATTTGGGCGGCATGTTCCCAATTCCATTTCATCTCAGTGATAATAAAAACAGGAAGTATTCCCATATTTTGAGCGGATACAGCTGCTTCTAACAATGCAGTAGTTTTACCTGTATCTGAATGTCCTCTAAGTATTGAAATATGCCCCATTGGCATACCAGGTACACCAGCTACTTTTTGAAAAGCAGGGGATAGTGGTATCCATTGTTGATCCTTAAATTTGACATTTTTATTTAAACCTTTAGAGGATTTAAATTTATTAAGATCAAATTTGCTCTTGATCTCGGCAGACACTGCTGCCGAGAGAGACTTTGATATCTTTTTTGCCATACTTAGAAAGGAAGATCATCATTATCATTTGAATCACCTGATGCTGTTTCAAACATTGAATCAAAAGCATCAGCTTTATTCTTTTTAACATTACTAGTATCTAAGCTAAAATTAGTACTAGGTGATGGTGTAGGAGAAGTTGTAATTACTTCATCACTATCATCTTGTTCTTCAGGTGATAACCACTTTTCCAAAGCTGATTTCATTTCTTCAAATGTGAATTTTTTAAACAACCCCTCATTTGGGTTTGGTTGTTCATTTGTCCACTTTTCTACTAAACTAGCATCTTCACTTAATTGAGATGTTTTTAAACGAACACGTACTGATGATTTATTGTAAGGAGTACCTGTAGATTCTGGTCCTACTGTTTCAACTGTAAGATCTCTACCGTTTACAATATCAGTGTAATCTCCAATTTCATCATCTACTGCAAGTGCAAGTAATTCTTCGTATACTTGTTTTCCAAATTGCCATAGACGAACACCCTTATCTTCTTCTCCTCTAACTACTACAGGAACAAAATAACGGGTCTTGGGGTCTAATTTCTTAGCCATAACAAAATTTTCTTTAGTATACTCTTCTCTAAGCTTTGCAGCAAATAGAGCAATAGGATCTTTCTCCCCATAATTAAGAGGTGAAAGCATCACTTTATTAGTAATACCATAGTAAATCTTTAGCTCAGAAAAAGGATTACTTGAATTATACGCTGATGGTACAATTCGAATTTGTTGTTTACCTACTGTAGGTCTCCAATAAATTGTTGAGTAATCGGTTTTTGTTGTTGATTGTTTTGTCTGAAGTCCTTCTAACTTCTGCTTGATTGCATTTAAATCCATAATTGTAACTTTATTTAATTGTAACTGTTTATATGTAACTCTAATATACGAACTTAAATTTGGGGAGCCAAATTATAGTTCAATAATTTTATATATTTTTGTTTTTAATTGGTTAAGCTCATTGTGTTGGGTAAGTAAAACACAATTTCTGTAATGTTTCCAATCTATTCTAAATTTAGTATCTACTACCCCGCCATTAAGCTTTTTAATTAATTCATTTAAAGCATTAATAGTATATAAGGTATTAGATTCTTTTTTTCTATGTACTAAGATAGTATTTGGGGGTATAGAATAAACGTTCGTTTGATCCACATTATATGTAACCACATACTCCTGTGTATCTAAAATTTCAAGAACAAACATTTTATTATAAATAATTGTATAATTTGCCCTAATTTCTTCAATAAGGTTATCTAAGTTATCTAAGTCTGTAAATGTACAGAATAATTTGTTATCCAAGTCTTTAATATTTAGTAATGATGTTACTACATCATAATTCATATTATACGTATTTGGATTTTTATTTAAAATCATAGTCATAACCTTCTTTTGTTTTTGTATTTAATTTATATTTTTTAAAAATAACATCTATTTCTTTTTTAATCATTTCATCCTCCTCACTTAAATCAAATAAAAATGAATCGTAAGTATAAAGTACCAATTTAGTTTTTTTCCCAACTAACATGCTACATATATCCCATAATATACGAACGTTCATTGACGTCTCCAAATTTTGTAGCAAGTAATTAAACAGTTTTTGTGGGTTCATTTCCCCTAGGTTTTCCTTTTTATATACAAAATTAGAAACAGGGCAAGTTATTTTACCTTCACGCTCAAACTCTTCCCAAAGTTCTTTTACGTATATACTAATTTTATTAAAAAACTCCAGGTGCTCATATTGTTTGAATACTCCTCCGTATAATTGTTTAAACGTTAATTCCTTTGCTTTATTATAATCGACTTTGTATAATTTGGAAAAATGAGTGTGAATATCACTAGTGGGGAAATTATAATTAATGAGACGACAAGACAAGCTAGGATGATAAGCAGAAATATCCACTTCATACAAAACATCATTACTTGGGATAAAACTTTTCCTACATCCATTTTCTTTATTGAGTGCTGCATAATTTACATTTTTAAATTTATTTGATGGTCTAGTTGTTGTTGTTTTTAAGTTGAACTGAGTGAAGACGTATTCACCATTAACGGGGTGGAAATATTCTTCGAAGGTTTCATTGTGTATTCGTATTCCACTTCGCTCGATGGAGTTGAATACCAAGGATACTTTATTGTTATAGAATTCATCATATTTTGTTTTTTCTTTGTTAATATTCGCTTTTAGATCCCCCCAAATCGTTTCACATACTTCATAATGTTTAACAATCGGTATAATTAAGTTTAATTCCGGATTATCTCCATGTTGTCTATAATATAACTCATGTGTTTGTGTTGTGGGTCGTATATACGTAGTAGGGGGTGTATTGATGTCATAAAGAGCTTTGAATAAATTTGGATAATAATGTAATATTTCCTTTTTATCCCTACAATATAATGTTTCAAATTTTTCTAATAGTTTGTCTATACCCGTATTTAACGCATTTAAAGATTCGCTATGTGCAATGCATACCATAAAACCTTTAGTTGCTTTAATTGGTCTAATATACACCAAACTTACATGGGATTGAGCCGGGTGAATAGCATTACTAAAAGGGATTACTTCAATGAAGGCCTTTTTATAACTACTATTTATTAAAACATTTAATTGACTTTCGTCTTCTACTAACCAATACATTTATAACCATTTTACTCTAATATACGAATAATTTATCTAGTATCCACTCTCTCTTGAGATGTTTTTTCTAATTGAAGTACCTACCTCTCTATTTAAAATTGAGGGTTTAAGGTTATTTTCTATTTTTTTACCCTCAAAAGGTATTAAAATACGATGTGGGGAAGCAGTATGAAATCTACCTTCCATGATTACCCCCCTAATTGGGAAGATATGATAATCTCCAGCATAATTTTCATTAGTGTCTTGAACCTTTAATTCACCCCCTTTAGTTGAATAATATTTATTTTTTGTAGGGCGAAAGAATTTTAAATATCTACCTTTAAAGAAATTGGAAAATCCTCTAATATTATTTTCTTTTTCATATAGTAAAACTATATTTTTATTAATATTATAAACTTCTATTGGTTTGCCTACCAATATCCAATCTATTTTAATAGCGGTATATAATTGATATTGAACTGAAGGGTTCAATGTAAAAAAGTTATTATAAGTTTGTAAATTAACTTCTAGGTAAATGTTATTAATATTGTGTTTAAGAAAATGTCTTTGGTATTGTTGATCTGTGTAATCCTCTTCAGTAGGGAAAACTATATTTCCTTGTGGTGGTTGGGGTAATATTACTGTAGATTTAGCAGAACTCAAATATGATAAAGGTAAAGTATTTGTGGATAGTGCTGTATTAGAGTCAACTAATGATA